AACCGAATGTGCCACAGGACTTTCTAAGAATCTCAGTCGTTTCAGGTCCACGATTCTTTAGCTTGGCAACACATTCCTCAATGTCCGGACATTGTTTACCAATGCAGGCAAAGATGCCACACATTTCTTCTTTCTAGATAACTGAATTTCAGGCTTTTAGATAGAACGCATGGACTTCAGCCAATACATCAAAAATATACAGTCTGGTACTCAGTGGATTAACTATCAGGCTCAGGTGCTAACACCGCAGAGAGGTTATGGAAATACGACTCCGCTTAGTACATTGACAACTGCGATATACAAGTATACAGATTATGAGCAACGCGATCTGATTGCGCAAGGACGATTTTATCTAAGCACGGTAAATGTCTATACAACGAATGCTCAGTAGGGCTAGTATGGTGCTGTATAAGACAAAGGCGGAGCGTGTTCAAGAAGCAGTAACACTTTTAATGAAACTAAAAGAACTTGGTATAGTCGTATCTGACCCCGGCTATAAACAGGCAAAGGCATTCTTAGATACATGGATTAAGGACGGTGAGGAGGCGACACATGAATTCTGGTTTGCGCGATATGGGCGAAAGGCGGTGATTGACCTACCCAAGCGTGTTGAAAGGGCGGCAACATTGAAACTACTTGCGCCTGTTGAAGAGGCAGAGGCAGAGGCAGACGCGTGAATCCTTAATAGAAAAACTCATTTATCATAGACAAGAGTCGCTGATGAATGCGGGTAATGTAACAAGTGAAGGACCCCTTTATGAACTCATTTCACGAGGCAATAAGGATGTCTACTTTATCTCAGATGATGCGACTGCGCTTTTTCCATATGATAATCGATATGAACCGCAGCCAGCACTCATTCACGAACTTCGTCGTATTCCGCCCCTTCAAGCCACTGAGTTTGGTCGCTCCATTGAATTTCAATTTGAAATCGCAGGAGATGTTGTTATTGAGCCGACACTGGTGATTGACCTTCCTACATGGCTTCCTGAAGCACAGGCTACTCTTAATGGTAGCTCAGTCATTACTGATCTATCAGGAGTCTCCTATGGATATACACGCGGTATTGGGTATTTTCTCTTTGAAAAGATTCAGTTTTTCCAGGACCGACTCCTTTTACAGGAATGGAGTGGAGATGAACTCTTTGCAATCACTCGTAGTCGTGGCTCACTTGGTTCAGCCTTTTTGGAAAATGCGCTAACAGGAGTTCACAGTGGCTCAGACCTGGCGATTCAACGAAATGCGACACCTGGTCGTCTGCGCCTCGCTTTACCACTTGTAGGATGTCAGAGTGCAGATGATGGTGGATTTCCGCGAATTTGTGCTACAGAGCAGGCGTTTCGTGTGCGATGTGTTCTGCGAAAACTGGAGGACCTTGTGGAAGCATCAGATGGACGGGCAAAGCCGACGCCTTGGAGTAAAGACTTTCAAATACAAACAAGTGTAGGAGTAACAGCCTTTACTACAATTGGACGTCTTGATATCCCGTCACCTGTGATTCAGCTTGAAACACGTCATATCTATACGGACCGTGAAACACAAGATACACTGCGTAAAACTGTCTTGACTGTGCCGTTTGAGCGTCATTATGAGAATAATTTTACACAGGGACAGATTGATTATGCTCCGTTGTCACGTGGAGGAACAGCCTTTGTATCCCGACGTCTAGATGGCGAACATCCAGCTGTTCGTAGCGTCATGAGCTTTCGTACAGAAACGGCATTACAGGCGAATCAACGTTGGAGCTATACGAGTAATGCCTATACTGCGCTTGCGCTAATTATTGCGGGTCGTGATAGAGAGACGTCATGGAGTTCACTTGTATGGCATGAACTCGTTCAACATGCTAAAGAGGAGCGGGATTCGGGATACAGCCTATCATTTATGAACTGGTCTCTGGGAGATCTTGTGGGACGGAATGCTCCATTTGCTCGGCAATTGGAGGGCTCCATTAACTTTACTACGGCGGATCGACCGACGCTTTTGATTACACTTGCTGCTTTGCCCGGGACACCAAATACCTTTTTAGATGTTTATGTGGAAACATGGGCGGCACTAGAGTTTGAAAAGGGTCGTTCAGCATTACTATTTGGAAACTAATTGCGGCGATTGCGACGAGTGGACTCACGGCGATTACGGTGATTACGGCGCGTGCTACCACCCTTTAGTGCTTGTTTACCACGATATAAGACATTTGCTACACCCGCCACACGCTGCGCGGTGCCCTTTGCAACAGACTGCGCCCGCCCAGCCGCATATTTCGCGGCAGCAGCTGTACCCTCTGCGGCAGCACGCGCGGCAGCAGCTGTACCTTCTGCGGCAGCACGCGCGGCATTTGCACCAAGACCAATACCTGAACTTGTGGTATCATCCATTCCAGAAAGATAGTTATTCTTTAATTCAGTCGCATCTTTACCTGAAATAGTAAAGTTTGGCTTTCCAACTCTAACTATATCAACTTCAAATAGACCTGTAGTATAATTAAAATATGTCCATTGGGGGCCAACTCCAGAGGACTGGGCAGCTGCACGCGCTGCTTTCTGACGAAGAGTATTCGTACCAAATCCAAAACTATAACCTGTCTTCTTTACTCCATTTGCAGGCGCAGTTGCGGGCGCAGTCTTTTTACCAAATCCAAACATTGCTTATATTCTATTCTTAGATTTAAATATGGTCTATGAACTATATTTTAATGAGGTTGGCAGTCTATGCTGTACGATATTCCGAACCAATTGAACCTTTTATTCAAGCCTATTATGATTGCTCGGGTGTACGTGAAGCAGAATTGTGTGGAACATTATCGTTAACAATTATTAATAATTTCGGGGTGATTGAGCATCCAACTGTAAAGATTCTTAATAATGTAGTACGTCCCGACTTTTCAACAGGTCATTTAGCCAGAAGTTGGAATCAATGTATTCTTAACGCATTTAAAAGTCTTGCTGAGCCTGCAGTCGATGCACTCATTGCGATTCAAATCGATTCACGTCTTTCACCCGACTGGCTTCAAAAGGTTTATGACTTACCACATGACTGTCACTACTTATCAATTGGACGTGGTGACGAATGTCAGTTTATTCGTCCTGAATGTATAGAAACCGTTGGATTATTTGATGAACGCTATTGTAACATTGGATATCAAGAAATGGATTATTTTATACGTGTATTTATTGGTCTTCGTAACCATGGAGCCTATCTAGATAATGCTCATGGTCGCTATTGGAATCCTTGGACCGATACAATACACGAGTATCATTTTATACAGCGACCTCTAGGAGATATTGTTAAAAATGAAGCACATCGTAAAAGTGAAGAGTTTCATACAACATCAGCAAATGTCTTTTTGTATAAATGGGGGTTTATTAAAGACTGGTCAATCAATTCGCTTTTAACTCTTCCTGTTGACGTCGTTTATAAAAAGGAATTCAAATACTATCCGTATTTTGAAAATTATATCAATCCGAATCTCTACATTATTAACTAAGAGTAGGATGAGGGATACACTGTGGGTCGGATTTTTATTAGTCTTGGTCTTCGCATCAAACTATTTTGTTCAAGTACTCGGCAATGAGTTCTATAAGTCAGACCAGCAAGGTAAGATTTTTGATTTACTTCATCTAAGTCTTCCCGATCTTCATGACTACAAAGCGTATAATCATATCATTATAACTTTGACTGCACTTAGCTTCTTTTTTATTCCAAATGCGCTTCCGATTGTAAAAGAGTTTGGCGCAAAATTTCTTTTGATTATGGTGGTTCGTGCCATTACAACCATAGCAACCATTCTTCCTAAGCACGACAAGTGCGATACGGCAATGGGATTTATCCATTATTTTAAGGGCAATTGCTACGATAAGGTCTTCAGTGGACACACCGCCTTTGTTTTACTCGCTACACTGATTTTTTGGAGACAGGGAATCATAAGTCCCGCATTCTTTTACTTTATTAACTTACTCAATATGGCATTGATTATCTTGACGCGGTCCCATTATACGGTCGATGTAATTCTTGCCGTTGTAATTACATATTTAGTGTATGACGGTGATTATCATGTATTTACTGATTTTTTCAAGACAACTAAATAGGTGTTACATTGGAATCTTGTATATAGTCCTCTATAGTATTCCGATTATTATAGTTTACTTGATATATGTACGGTTTGCGAGAAAAAAAACGAATCTTTCCTACTAGGTAGAGATGGCGTATACATTTAGCTGGGTTCCTACACCAGGTCAAAACAATAGTTTTGTAACAAATAATAATGGAACTGGACGTGCGATTGTGAATGCTCAACAATTTCCATTTAATTCTCCGCTCTATATCTGTATTCCACCTATTACTTTTCAAGGAGGAGATACAGGTGCTGCGACACTTTATGATTTTGCTAGGACAATTGCGACATGTGGAGTAGATACTACAGTACAAAATCCAGGAATTAATTATAATGGTAACCGATTTGTTGGAGGAGCATTTACATTAAATGGTAATCCATGTGGAAGGTATGAATATAATGTACTCCCCACAACGGTATTTAATCAACAATCTGATATTTATAATCTTGGTCTCTTTTCTGGTATAAATGATTCAGTAAGTAATTTTATTATTGTAAGAGGTGATTTAACAATTGGAAATGGAACAAATGATGTGGTATTAATTCCTACTCAAACTAATGGATATACACAACCTTCAAGGGGGGCACCAGATCCAAATGTAATAAGAAAACTATTTATGCTTGTCTATGTCACTGGAGATTTAATAGTAAACGATAAAGGAATTATTTCAATGAGTGCATGTGGAGCGAATACAGATACTACAGGTGCGAATATTTCAAGCTTTACTCTACCTATTGCGAATAATATATTTGCTTCAGATGGTGGTTTAATAACTACAATACAAATGCTGCAAGCTGGTAGTGAGGGAGGTAGTGGAACAGCTTGTAATAATAATTCATTTGGTGGTCCTACAAATACTGAACCATTTCCTAATGCATTTGGTATCAATGGAACAGCGACTCAATCTGGAGTTGGACCCACTTATATAAATCTCACGACTGCTGGAGGTGGTGCAGGTGGTACAGCAATTACAGCTACGGGAGGAGAAACTCCTGGAGATGGAGGGTCAGGAAGTCCCTTTTCAGGTGGTGCTGGTGGTGGTTCAATTGATAATAGTTCGGCTGTAAATGCTACAAATGGTTCTTCACGTGGAGGACAAGGAGGTCGTGGAGCTGGGGGGGATGATTATAATTTTGGTGGTACAGGTAATCCTGGTGGTCAGCCTCTAGGAGCAAGAGGAGCAGCTGGTAACTCTGGTACAGGTGGAGTAGTTATTGTAATATGTGAAGGAACAGTCAGTGCATCAAGTGGTAGTATTACCGCATCAGGTGTAAATGGAAATGGAACTTTAGTAGCAGGTGCATCTGGCGGTGGAGGATCTGGCGGTGGTGCTATTATACAAATTGTAAATACACATAGCAGTTCTTCAATACCACCCAATACAGTAACAACAATATTAGCTGGATATAATCCTGGAGGTGTAGGTGGCGCGCCTTCATCAGTTGTAGTTGGTATTAATTCATAAAGACGATTGCATTGGTATTCTTACTATAAATTAATTTAAATACAATAAACAGAGCCATATGGCATATTTTCAACCTACATGGACTCAAACAGCTCCCGACCATTCATTTGGAGCTAACACAGGTCTCATAACATCTACGGAAACGTCTGACTCTTTTAGTGGTCCACTTGCTATAAAACCAAAAGTAATTCCATATCCTCCATCTGGAAATGTAGTCTCATTTACATATAATCAAACTTATTCAACTGCAAATATTAATTGGAATCCTGTACCAATTCCTACTTCCTATGAAGTAAATCCAGTTAACTATACATGGAGTTTATATAGTTCAACAAGCTCAGTACTAATAGATTCTGGAACTAGAACAACTACAAGTGTCTCAAGTGTATTTGGAACATCCGAATATTATTTTATGGTCTACAAGTTTTACACAATAAATTATGTAAATGACTATTTATATATTACTACTAATTCAACAGGTGGTGGTGGAACTTCATCCAATTCACAGAGTATAGCTGTACAACATACTCCATCGCTTATGTCCACTCCTTCAATTACTGCATTTAGCACATTAATTAACGCATCTGCTCTTAATATAAATTTAAATTTTTCAATGGCAGCACCTCCTAATCCTACAGGCATAGTAAGTACTCTATTTACAATCGGTTTATATTCGAATATAACAGCTGAAGGAACATATACAACTTGTAGTACCATAGGTTTCTATACACAATTTCAAGGTGCGCAATCAGTTGGGGGAGGAGATGACTATAGTATTCAACTATGTAATAGTCAAGGTGGTGGTAATATAGACTTCTATATTAATACAGGTTATTACTATACTGCCGCAATGGTTGCGTCTGATATGCGTGGTAATATTTCGGATTCAACTATTTCAGAACCATCTAATTATTCTTTCTATGATCCTGTGACACAAACGGTTACGGGTGTAACATTTACTATTACTGCTGTTAATACATTAGCAAATGTAAGAATTGCGCCTCAAAATACTATGCAGTCACCTCCAATTACCGATCAAGATGTAATATATTACTGGGTTCTTTATACAAATACAACTGACTCCCCTAATACCTATGTATCTACTGTAAATAATGGAACTCTTACATATGCCGAAACTAATTTTGCGCCAGGAGCCACAATAACTCTTACAAGTTCGATATCAGGCGATAACTACAATAAATTATATATTGAATCAAGAGCACCAAATAATATCGCTAGACCTTCTCCTTTTTTTAGTACTGCATCTGGTGTATATGCTCTACCAAGTGTAACTCCTGCTATAATAAATACTTTTACAATGAATGATACGACTCATTTAAGCGTAACATTTAACATAACTCCAATAAATGCAAATCAAAATCTTCTACCTAATATAGGATGGGGGTATGGGCTTTATTTTAGTGCAACAGAGACTGGAACATATGTTACTGCAAATCGATCTGGTGTATTTAACCTTTCTGGTTTTGAGCCTGATGGTGAAGCGAATATTCCAACATATGCTCCTATAGTTACATCAGGTACAAAACCAAATTTTATTTTTACATTAACTAGTTATTCTTTTGCTCCTGTTTCTTCAGGAGTATGGTATAAAGTAGCTATACAAGGTGTGGCAACGACGAATAATGTAACTTTTAGCGGTCATCTTTTTCCAGGACTCTTAACCGGTCCATTAGTTTTTTCAAGCCCTTTTTTCCTAGCATAATAAATTTAAATAGTATAAACACTTCTTTATCTATAGATAGAGATGGCGTCAAGACCACGCGGCGATATAACAACCTTAATCGATTTGGCTACCCGTGATAGTCAAGACGATTATTTCACACCACTTGGCTCACAAACTACATGGTTCGCACGCGACCAGGAGCGACGTAATCGCCCTTTTGTTCCCGCCGTTCAGACCTTTGCCTTCCGTGGTCCCGCTGCCTTCGGTCAACGATTTTCCTTCGATGTTGGCTCAGTCGCATGTGGCGACCTTTTATTTGGTGTCTTTCTACAAATTCGGCTCGGTCATTGGTTTGACCCGACCACTGTTCTTCGTATTCTATCTGGTCGTTACCAATATGTCGACCCAAGTGGCGCATGGTTTTATGCAAATTCCATTGGTACTGTCTTAGTTCAAAAAGCTGAGCTAGAGATTGAAGACCAGATAATTGAAACAATTGACGGTGATTTTGCCTTTACTGCGGGACGTGTACTGTTAGATGCAAATGCACAGATTGGAACCAATGTCGATGGCACTGGATTTTCAACTCTTGGTCGTCTTACGACTTGGAATCCGAATCGTGTCTTTCCCACGGAAGGAGGAAAACTTATGGTTCCCTTATCATTCTTTTTCAGTCGTGCTAAACTGAAAGAGGCATTTCCACTCATTGCGTGTCGTGAAGGAACTGTTCGTATTCATATTACTTTGCGACCCTTTGTAGATTGTGTACGTATTGCGAATGGTCTCCGCTCATCCTGTACGGCAACGCCCTTGGGACAGACATTCAGTTTTATTGATAATGGATTTCCATTCCGACCCACCATACAAATCACAGCAGCGGCAGATCCTCCCGCATTTGAAGATTTTAAGTTAGTAACCTATGGAGCCTATCTTCAAGGTCTTATACGTGAACGAATGCTCTATACACCTTTTGAAATGCTTCATCGTGGAGTCCAGACCTTCACCTTTTCAGAACCTCTTAAATATCTTGTTAATAAATCTGTAAATGATACGATTACCGTACAATTACCATTAGAAGCGAATCATCCAGTTGAAGAGATTATCTGGTTTGTGAGGCGCAAGGCAGCCATTATTGAAAATAATGAATGGTCAAACTATACATCCGTGATAAGTGGCGAATATGACCCCGTATTCAATCCACCAAAGGCATTTCTAAAATCGGCGACGATCCAAGTGAATGGAATTGAATTAATTAGTGCCGAGGAGGAGTATTTCCGTCAGCTCTTAGCGCGTCATCATCTTGGAGGAATCACTTCCTATAGTTCCTATATTTATGGCTACCCGATTGCGAAGAAACCGTCGGATCATCAACCGTCTGGAACTCTAAATGCGTCGAGGGCGCAGAGTGTTCGTTTAACTCTGACTGTCATGCCTCCTGGTGGAGCCTACAATCAAGAATGGGAAGTCGTCGTCTATGTGATTGGTCTGCGCTGGCTCCGTTTTGAGAACGGCATTGGAAATAGAATGTTTGATAGCTAAAGGAAAAATTTGAAATTATAGTATAGTGTTTTCAATTGTATAGCTAAAATGACCTCGCAACTTCCCACACCTCGTCGCTTTAATAAGTATCCAAATCGTGTGGCGAAGGAACCGAAGCCTGCACATACCTTTGCAAAGAATCTCTTTGAAAATGAAGGTGCAAAGTTTG